ACAACATCCTTCTCGCGAATGTTAAGACCCGCATATCCGCATATCTTAATGACCAATTCGGTCTCGTCTGATGGTGGTAACTCAAAATCTGTACTACTATCCGCATTATAAACAGGGTCGCCACCAATGGTATTGTACCCCCAATGAGGGTCTACCGGCTTCCTTACATAGTTCATCTTAAGAGGGGTTTCCGCTCCTTGTGGTGTCGTTCCTGTATAAAAAATACTAAGAGGACGGGCAAAAAGTTTGTTACCCTCTCTCTTATAAACTGGAAACGATGTTGTTGGAGCAGTAAGATTACTGTCCATTAACATATCAAACTTGTATTTTACTACTTCCTGAACAACCTTACCACCGTATGTGACGTTTATAAGCTTGTAAAAATCATCGGGTATACTGAAAAAATCTTCTTCACCACCGACACTTGTAGCATTAACATCGGTATATACTAAAGTGCCGCTTTTAGAAAAAATGTCGATTTTATTTTGGATGTGCATGACTGAATCGCCATAGCTTAACGCTTTTTTTCTATTGTTCTGTGCGAAAACAGAGCGAGCATAATCATCAAAGTAGCCCTCAAATATTTCAAGCTGCGCCTGTTTAGAGAAAAAGTCGTATTCAGATGGTGCTAGATATCCTCTGTTATCCTTGTTTAACAAGAACATCACTGTATTTCTGACGCTGTTTATCATGGGATATATTTTAAACAAAAATACAAAAAAAAAGAGGCCGCGTTTAGCGACCTCTCCATAGTCCATGAGTAGTGGACTGTTTATGCAGACTATAGTAAGTTAGTTATTTTTTGCATTACATCCAAACCTTCGTCGGTTTTAAAGAATGCTGCTAACTCACTATATACATTTTCACCATACGGTGCGGTAATGATTTTCTGTCTCTTATCATTACCCCATGTAACGGTACGTTGGTCATCTTTAATGTGCAAAACGCCCATCTCGACAGCTCTTACAGCTACATTTCTAAGTTTTATATTCTCATCGTTAAGAAGTGTAAATACTTCTGATGGGTTTTTCTTAGACCATATAAGCATGTCTCTTTTAAGCTCACTAGAACTCATATTACTAACTACAGCACCTGTACCTTTTAAAGCTACTCTCGCTACTGCTTCAAGCTCGTCAATACTCAATTCGCGAATTGCGATTTGGGCTTCCAGCTCAATGTTTAGTTTTTCGTATGACTCTACAGCTTCTTTGTCTTTGTCAAACTCCTCAAATTCCTTACCATACTTTGGATGAATTAGCAAGAATTTTTGAAGATTAACATCATAGTCATCTACCACAAGAACTCCATTTTCAAAGACTATTGGCTCTAGAGTTACATATCCATCTTGCTCGTCAACGAACGGTGAAATTTGATTTGACGCATAACGTAATGCACGATTTAGACGACCATCAAAATGAGTTAATGGTTTTCGTGATGCGTGTTTTGTTTGTATTGAAAAACGAAGCGGAGTTTTTGTGCCCTTGAGAATGAACACTCGCTTCTTCTGTTGAAAATCGGGTAGAATAGATTCGTACCCAAAAGCATTGCTTTTTTTAGTTGCCATTTTATTTAAGATTAGATTAGATTAAAAAATATAGCCCCCACCCTAAGGTGGAGGCATATATAGTGATTTACTTCAAAAGCATGAAGTTGTTCGCTCCCATAACACAAAGCGCACGCTCTGATAAGAAGTGAACTTCCATGTTGTCTTTGTCAGTTGTTGCTGCACCACCTGCAGAACCAACTACCCAAGACTTGTACTTACGGTCTTCCATAGCAGACTGACGGTAACGAACGTGTAGGAAAGGACGCTTAGCGTTCTGACCCAATACTTGGTCGTATACAGTAGTTGTTCCAGCAGGAACAAGTACACCATCAATTAGACTATCGCTACCACCGCGAGTAGTTGCGTCGTTCAAGTATTTCCAGTCAGACTTGTAGAAGTCGTAACCAATACGGAAACCAGAGAATCCAAGGTTCAACGCCATGTCTTCGTCGTTGTCAAACAAACCGTAAGAGGCTGTTGACGCACCACTGCTATTTTGAGCAGCTAAAACACGGTCAATATCAAAACCTGTTGCACGGTTTACGAACAACACGTTTTCTTGAATTGCACCTTCTTTGTCAAGAACTTTAGCAAAAGCCTCAAGGTCATCACGGTCAGTAATCACTCCAGAAGTAGTGTTACCGTTTTCTTCGATTTCGAAGAACATACCTTTAGTACCCATCATACCAGCAGTTGCTGCTGATGAAACAATACCACCAGATACATTGATAGCAGGCTCACCTTCAATCATAGACATTTCAAGGTAGTCCTCAAAACGTAGACGAGTTTCGTGCTCAGACTTCAAGTACCATAAGTAACCGCTTGCGCCATTCTCAGTAGTAACTTCAACCCACCCTACGTGTGCCATCTCAGAACCAGATACTTCGTACTTGTCTTTGATGATAATAGGGTTGTTCTCTTTGCTCTCGAAATCAGCTTCCAAAGAACCTTCCATTCCTGAAGTTCCTTTTTTGAATTCAGAACCGTATACAAATATCTTAACAGTGTCAGTGGCATCAAACGGGCCTAAGCCATCATTTAAAGCAACTGAGTCAATTAAACTCAAAGTAGCGTATGTTGCTACTTCAATAGAATTTGCAGCGCTTGCGTCAGTGATGTAACACTTAGCTTCTTCACCAGCAGTACCAGTTACAACAATTGTTTGACCTGTACGGAAGTTATGTGCTGTAGCCGCAATAGTGTCACGGTCAGTAATACTACCTGCAGATTGTACGTGTAGACGTCCTTGCTCACTCCACTTGATTAAATCAGATGTAGTTGGCAATTCAGCGCTAACCATACGCAAGAAAGATGCGATAGAACGGTTACCGTAACGCTCAAATTCCTTCTCGTATAAGTCCGGTAGGTATTGTTGAGCAAAAGTGTAATTTGCGTTTGACAAATAGTTTTCATTTGCCAAGATTTTGTCAGGTGCTGGAGTCAAAGATGTTGCTCCAGAAATGGTAGCAGAGGCATTGCCCGATGCTCCAAATGCAATAGTTTGTGCCATTTTAATTTAGTTTATAGCATTAACGTTTATTTATTTTTAAACCAGACATAAATGGAGAGCTGTCTTCAACAACTCTAAATTTAGGGCCAGGTTTCGAAGAATCAACACTTGAACGAACACCCATATCAATGTTCTTACCCTCACCGACTACATTGCCGATAGCGCTTGCCTTACCTTGTTCATAAAAGAACTTGGCGTAGGCTTCGGGGTTAAGAGCCATAGATAAGGCTGTGTGATACTTTTTAGCATCTATCAAAGCACCGTTCTCGTCAGTATGAGCATTAATAAAGTTTGACAAATCGCTTTGCTTTGACTTCATCTCTGACAAGTCTTTTGGTTTGAAGACTACCTTTTCTTCTCCGATTTTAAATTCAAAACCTTTGAACTCATCGTTGAATAAGGAGCTTGTCTTCTCCTCAAAAGTCTTTCGTACAGACTCCGAGCGTTTTGACTGTTCCTCTTGTTGCTTCTTATATAATTGGTAAAACTCAACGGCTTCTTTGGATTGCTCAGACAATGGAAGTTCACTTGACTCAAGCGGCTTCTTGTATTTGTCTTTTTGCGATTCAAAGAACTGTTTTGCTTTATACAATTCTTCTTTCATCTCAAGCTTCTTGGTTTTCACCAATGTCTCGTCAGCACCCTCATTATAACCGAATTTCACATCGATTAATGATTCAATATCGTCACTGTCTAAACCATTCTTTGTATGACGGTAGTACTCACGTAGCAACTCACCCTCGTTTACATTATCATAGTCCTGTTGAAGCTTAAGGAAATCTTCCATTCCCCGCTTCGTTTCATTACGATACTCAAGGTACTTCTCGACATCTTCGGGAAGCTCTCTTGATTCTTTATTTGAAAGAACGTTTTCTAGGTCTTCAATCTTCATCTGATACTTGTCTTGCAACAAATCATTAAAGAGTTCTTCCCTAGTCTTTTCTACTTTTGATTCTTCGGATGGTTTTTCTTCCGTAGATTCCTCAGTAGTATTTACTTCAGATTCAGCTGTTGCCTCTTCCTGTTTTTCTTCTGTAGCTTCAGCTGTTTGAGTTTCCTCTACAACTTCGTCTTGTTTTGCTGGAGCAGATAAATCGACTTTAAAGTCAACATCCTGCTGATTTTCCGCATTTTCCATATTTAATTAGATTTAATTACTACAAATTTAGATAAAATTACAAAGGCAAATTACCACCCATTAAGTCGTTCATTCCCAGAGGTGAAGGTGCTTGTTGTTGCTCGAAGTTTTTCGGGCCTGACTCCTTCTTTCTTTGGTCAATTAATTGACTTTGCTGAGTAGCTTGTTTCTCTGTTCTCTTATCTTTTCTATCTTCCTTCGCCATGTCTCTGCCTGTAACCGATTGAGTATCAATCTCTTTCAGTTTCATTTCTAGCATATACTTGGTTTCAAGTAAATCTTTGTCAATCGCTGCTTTCTTCTCCATCTCCTGCATACGAATCTGAGCTTTCAACTGCTCAAGCTGCGTCTCGGCTTGAGTCTTCATTTGCTCTTCGAGTCTTAGAAGCTGCTTGTGTAGACTGAACATTAGATTGCGTTTGCATTTCAATATTGTTCTTCTGTTGTTCCCTGTCCATTTTCTGCTTACGCTGCTTTCTAATTTTAAGAAGGGTATTAGCCAACGTAATGTTTCTAATACTTCTAATATCAATAGCATCGTCAAGCTCGATTACTTTAGATGTAATAGACTGCTGAATGTTTTGCTCTAACAACTGTCTTTGCTCTTCATCTGGCTCAAGTTCTATATAAACACCAAAGTCGTGTAAATGTAAATTTTTAATTTCCTGTAAAATCTGTACGTTATTACGACCAATCATTTTAGCAAAATCATCAGCAAAAGGAGCGTACTCTAATATGTCAGATACGCGATACGATATAGCTTCACAAAGGCGTTTTGTAAGGTTTATACCAGAAGTTACAATATGTCTAGTAGCTGTATTAGAATTAAGTGCCGCTAGCTTTTGAACACCAACAAGTGCGTATTGGTCGGGAACACTACCGTCTCGTGCCTCATTTAATCCTGTAGCTGCACGTAGCATGTTTAAGTTGTAGTTATACATACTAATCAAACTACTAATCTTAGCGTTTGAACCGCTACTATTAAGCTCTTGAATAGGCACTTTTGCGTGATTGTATTCTCCGTCTTCAGTATAACTACGACCTACAACACTACCCGTTTGAAAATACATGTTTAATGCTTCAGACGGGTTGTATGACGCTCCGTTACCTAGGTCTACACTATTAAGTCCGTCAGCGTCAATAAACACACCATCAGGAATCATCTTAGAAATTACCTGCTGTAACTTTAGGTGTATAAGTTGAATTTGGTCAGCAAAAGGAATCATTCTCTTAACTAAAGAATCAATGTCACCTTTTGACAACTTCATTGCCGATGCAATGTATGGGGGGATTGTTTTCTGAAAAGCTGAAGATGGACGAACCATATTCTTCATAAGCTCCCACTTAAGCAAACGATTTGTTCCTAAAACCAAAACACCCTCATACCAAACGTCAATTCTACGTGAAGCTTTAGTAAAACGTGATTGTTCGCTTTTCGGTGGATTAAAAGAACCGTCTTTCTTCAGCGCTTTCTTTCCACCATTGGCAGACTCTTTGATTTTATATACAATCTCTTTATCAGTCTTGTATGAGAAATACAACAACGATACTTCATTTTTATCTAACCCACTTTGACTGCTGAGGTTTTGTGTGCTGCGATACCCATTAAAACGACTGGCTAATTTAGAAAGCTCTTCTAACTCATCTTGAGTCATTTCAGGTGCTATCTTTTTTAACTCAGATACATGCACTGATTTTACCTCTCCAAAATAATAACAATCTCTAAAGTTTGGGTCTTCAGTAGGTGAGTATACAAAATTAACAGGGTCTACGTACTCTAAGCGTACACCATCATGTACATCAAACTTGTGCTTTGCTGCAGATATACCTAGAACAGTCTGGTCTTCATCACAACGTCTTTTTATTTCCTCGTAGTCATTGTATTCTAAAACAGATGTAATTGCTGTTTCTTCAGCAACCTCAATACCTTGCTTATAACTTAACTTCATATACAAGTCAAGCTCTTCGTCAGTTTCAGGTAAAGTGTTAGGGTCGAAGTTAAATGTATTTACACCAGTGTCTTTTTGTAACTGTTGTAGTATAGGTTTAGCAACCATATCCGCTTGCATATCGTCACGAAACTGCTGGCGTTTTTCATTAGATGTTTCGTCTAAAGCATCAACTTTAACATCAAACATTCTATTGCTAATTCCATTTACAACAACGTCGACAAACTTGGGTATAATAGGCACAGGTGTCCAATCCAAGTTTAGATAACTTAAATCACCATTAACTGATAACTCGTTTTTATATTTCTCAACAGGCTGATTGCCCTTTGCATATAGTCGACGGTTTAGATATTCCGAACGCAATTCATTGTACAAGGCTGTGTCGTACTCCCGAGAAAACCATTCAGACTCAATTGCTTGACCTACGCGTAGACCATACTCAAGTGACTCTTTTTCGATATCCGCGGCAAATTGATTTGGAAATCCACCGCCATTCTGGAAGCGTGGTTTACTTATCATACTCGCTTTATAATTTCACTAACAAAACCTTTGTTACTGTATTTCGCAAAGTTAAGAGATATTTTACTATCTTTTTGTGAGTTAACCTTGACTCTGCTTTGGTTTGCCATAATCGCAAAGCCAGAGCTTACAGTAGCATCAAATCGTGTTCTATTGTTAATATCGTAGTTTGCCCAATCTAAAAGTGTCCTGTTAAAAGGCATATCTCCAACCTCGCCCACATTACCGTAAGCTGGGTTATCTATAACCCCAACATGCTGTTGTACATAAGCCTCAAGAGCCTCAGCGTGTGCTGAAATCACAGGTGTACTTGAAGGTATGCCCCCCAACTCTTTTTCAGCTTTTGATAAAGCTCTTTTATCTTTGTCTGGTCTGCTGATTGAAAATGCCCTGTATCCTCTTTCTTTTAAATAATAAAGCAACCTAGGTTTCTGATTCTCAACTAGTATCGGCATACCGTAAAAATGTATAGCCATCAATACGTCTTCATAAAACAACTCTGCTGTAGGGGGTCTTGATATATACTCTAAAAAGAATGCGTTTACTGGGCCATCATCCATATGAAACTTAGTCATACCATGCAATGCGCCTTTAGAACCCCCACCATTTACAACACCAGAAATATCATAGCTATCACAACCGAAAGAACCCATATGCTCATTCAAAGGAATTTTTTTGTTTCCACGAACCTCAACATTATTTCTTATTTCTTTGCCTGGTATCCAGCTTGTTATAAACCTTCCTTTTGGATTTGGAGACCACTCTACATGACCGTCTTTATTTCCATTAGCCCAATAAAAATCACCGCGAAGCAAACCGTTATTATTACCAAAAGTGTCGTTGTAATCTATCTGCTCGTAAATCTTTGATAGATTGAATAATGTGTTTTTTGATTCATCTCTAAACGCATGAGACTCTGTGCGAGGAAACTGACGATAATACTCATTCAAAGCATCGCTGTCATGTTTAAGCGATGTGACTTCATTGTCCCAGTAAGTAACGACGCTCTGATATATCATATCATTGTCAATACCCAATACTGGTTCTTTAGGTTCTTTAAATACAGGTTGACCGTACTTGTCTATAAAACCCTCCATATTCCACTCCATTGGAATAAACAAAGAATATAGCCCACTTTTTGTTTGGCCATTAGCGTTTCGCTCTTGAGGATTGCTGTCGTAAAACAATTTTTTAAAGCTACTACCACCTTTATCCAAAGCATTAGAGGTACTACCCATCATACACTTACCGATAACCTTGCTACCTAGTCTAAGACAGGTCTTTGTTACCCTCCAGTTATTAAGTATATTATCTGGCTTTTCCCATTTACCGCTCTCATCATGAACAAGAAGCTTTAACTTTTCACCATCGTATGAGTTGTCACCCGTATTTTTCCAGTCAATAGTAGTATCCAATCCTTGTAAATCAGCCATAGAGTCAATCTTACCTATACCCTTGCGAGTAAGTTTTGCAGCTGGAACACGATACGCTAACTCAGACTTGGGTCTGTCCATACCGTCTTGAATAGGCTTAAAGAAAAACGGATAGTTCACAGATATAGGAACTACCTTATCGGTAAACATCTTCTTAGCATCCGAACCAGACTTTGATAGTATACCAAAACGAGAATCAGATGTAATGGTTGCTTGATTTACTGTTTCCGCAGATGACATAAAAGAAAAACCTGAGCGACGGTTTTTTAAATAACACATACCATAGCATCTATTATCAGCTTTGCAGGCTTCCCAGTATAAAAAGAATATACGGTTTGACTCTCTATAATCTGGACTACCAACATCAATCTTAGTCCACTGCAAGTACATATAATGAGTACCCGTTATATATGTAGGTGTACCGTTATTATAAAACCAGAAACCTTCGTCTCTACGTTCAAATTCTGTCTCAATGTATGGAATCCATCGCTCTTGAAACTCTTTAGAATTTTCGTTCCAAGAAAATACGGTGGGGATAGATTTGAGTGCTTTAGGATATTCAAAAGCCTCCCAGTACTGCTCAGTATTATTCTTATGTCTTTTATGTATTGATTTAGGCTCAGATGGTAGAGCAATGTGAAGACCGTTCACAATCACCACTTGACCTACAGTTCCGTCTTTTGATATAACAACTAAGTCTTGCTGAGCATCGTAGCCGTATATCCATGACTTCTCTTTATTCCTCTTTTTTAATACACTAGAAGGAATGTAATTAGGGACTACTTCACATAAGTTATTTTGAACGTCGCTCTGCAAATCCACCAGTCATTTTGTTGTTTCCGTCTTCTGGATTTTCCAGCATATTCTTTTCAGCTTCAATTCTGTTAAGAATTTCAAAAGCATCAAATATCGCAAGTTTCTTAGTTGCAGCAGCGTTCTTGAGCCTATCAGCCGCCAAGTCATCATCATCAGGAGTCTCTTTTATAATCTCCTCTTCAGCCACTTTAATTAATTGCTCTACGGCTTCATGACCAGCTTTGATAATCGCCTCTTTATATTCTTTTACAGACTTACTCATATTAACGCTATCACATCACGAGTATTCATTCGATACAGTACTTCATTGTTTACTACGAATTCGTACTCGCTGTTCTTACTAAA